TATAGTAAGAATAGTAAGAATAGTAAGAATAGTAAGAATAGTAAGAATAGTAAGAATAGTAAGAATAGTAAGAATAGTAAGAATAGTAAGAATAGTAAGAATAGTAAGAATAGTAAGAATAGTAAGAACAAGTCAAAAATATGGGATATAATACATTCAAATTTTGCAGATTATTCAGATTATAATTATAGTAAAAATTGGTATCTTTTAGTATTTATTATACCAATTATATTAAATATAAATAAATTTTCATATGATTTTATGTATGAATTTATAGTTAAATTTATGATACTAATATTATTAAGAGCGTTTACAATTATAAGTACTATATTGCCAAGAAATTCTAAAATAAAAGTTAAATTAAATAAAAAAACAGATTTTTGGAGTTTACTTTATCATAGAACTATAGGTGGTGGAGGGTACGATAAAATATATAGCGGTCATGCAGCCTTTGGTTTACTTTTAACATTACTTCTTTTTAAATACAACTTTTTAGAATCAAATGTTTTTAATATAATGCTTTATACTTTATTAAATATTATTCATTTTATGATAATTGGTATTACTCGTTCTCATTATACAGTTGATATAATTGTAGCTATATTTATGACATTATGGGTACATGGAGTTAGAATAGATAATTTATTGTTATAATTTATGTAGGAATATTTAATGGATATGAATGTTAGTTTATATGTTACGTTATTCGTTTATAATCTAGATATTAATTTAATTTGATAATATATAGATGGAGCAAGATAATACTAGAGATATAGCCGAGCAAATTTTTAACAAATCTCCTGGTGCGCCTAATTCAATTGATTTACAATTAGATGATTCTACTGTAGATTTTATTGAGAATGAGGGATACGTTCCTCATAATTTTATTAAGGATGTGTTAAGTGTAATAACATTACATGGTGTTGAGATTTTATTTGGACATAAAAATATAATATTATTAAGTGAAGATGACTTATTTTTACTTAAAAAATATATAAGGAGTTATGGGTATGAATTGAGTGTCAAAATAGAAGATAGAACAATTATGATTGGGTTTGAAAAATATTATTAACACGTTTATTTTAATTTAATTTAATATAAAGCGTTTGGTGTTAAATCACATAAATCAGTTCAATATGATATTTTTGATAAAGATCCTAAATTAGTTCAATATAGACTTGACCTTATTGAAGAAGAAGTACAAATTAATCAAAATTCTAAATGAAAATTTGTATAAGGAAATGTTATATGATATCGAAGTTGAATATTTATTTGATTAAATAAAAACATTTTTATTTATTTTTAAATTAATTAAGGTTATTTGAAAAAATACAAAAGTATACAAAAATAAATTGAATTTTATATTTTTATTAAAAATAATAAAAATATGTCATCAAATTTTCAAAAAGTATTAGAATTTAATAAAGCGTTTGGTGTTAAATCAAATACATCAGTTCAACATGAAATCTTTGATAAAGATCCTAAATTAGTTCAATATAGACTTGACCTTATTGAAGAAGAAGTAGATGAATTAAAACAAGCGATTAAACAAAAAGATATGACAGAGGTTATTGATGCGTTAGCAGATAGTCTTTATGTAGTTCTCGGTGCTTGTGCCAGTTTTGGGTTTGATGCTGATGAAGCATTTGATTTAGTACATAAATCTAATATGTCTAAGTTATGTAAAACTGAAGATGATGCTCAAGAAACAGTAAGACGTTATCAAACAGAAGTTCCACAAAGATATGATTCACCAGCTTATAGACGTTCGGATTGTGGAAAATATTTTGTGGTTTATAATCAAAATACAATGAAAATCTTAAAAAATTATAAATATAATCCTGTAAGTTTTACATCACTACTTGAAAAATAAATTGAAAAATTTTGAAATTCTAATATAATTATATGGAAGATAAAGAAATATCAAATGCTTTAAAATACTATTATAAGAATAAAGATAAAGTATTAGAAAAAGTAAAATACATTATGAAAAAATAAAAGAGAATAAAAAAGAATATTATGAAAAGAACAAAGAAACTATATCGGATAAAAGAAAAGAATATTATAAGGAAAATAAAGATAAAATAATGGAAGATAGAAAAGAATATTATGAAATTAATAAAGAACAAATTTCAAATACACAAAAAGAATATCAAAAAATATATAGAGAAGTTAATAAAGATGATATAATTGCAAAAAGAAAGGAATTCTATGAAAATAATAAAGAAAAATTTAAAAATTATTATGAAGAAAATAAAGAAAAAATGATGGAATATTATAAAAAATATAGAGAAATAAAGATAAAATTAATGAAAGCAAAAAATGTAAAAGTTGTAAATTATTTTATGTAACAAAGAAAAATAATTTTTTATGTTCATCCTAATAAAACTAAAAGAAAGAAAACAAAAGAAGAAGATGTAAAAAATTTATTAATTGAAAATAATTTTAATTTTATTCATGATAAAAAAATAATAAATGATTGTTGTTTTAAATATAGACCGGATTTCTTATTTGATTGTGATACTTATTTTATAGTATTAGAAATTGATGAAGATGCTCATGATAGTTATGATAAAGAATGTGAAATTATTAGAATGAACAATATAAGTATTGGATTGGGACTACCTTGTAAATTTATTCGTTATAATCCAGACAATAAAAATTTTAAAAAACAAGAAAAATTAATTAACATTCTAAATGAAAATTTATATAAGGAAATGTTAGATAATATTGAAGTTCAATATTTATTTTATTAATTAAAACATTTTTTATTTAATTTTTAATTAAGTTTAATTCGAAAATTTATTTTCTTTTTATATATTATAAAAAACAAAATGGCTGGTGGTTTAATGCAACTCGTCGCGTATGGAGCTTAAATATCTGGGCTCAAATAGTAAGCTGCTAATATGGCTCGTATAATACCATATTAGATAAACAGTATAAATATACGAATAAAGAATTATCGGTAATAATTTTTTATTATATAACTTGCTAGTGAAAAACTTTTTGAAAACGTTTTTTGCGAAACTTTCAAATTGCGGGAACCTCTTTAGGATACGTTGTATCCCATCGTAAAATCACTTTGTGATTTATGCTGTAACTTTAACTACTACTTAATGATAGTGATATTATTAATACCAAAGGGTAATGACCTGAGGCATAGTAAAAACGTTAAAGATTAGACAATCCGCAGCCAAGCATCTTCTATTGTAAAAAATTGAATAAAAATATTTTATTAATAATTTTAAATGGAAATAGGTGAAATTTATTGTTTAACTAGTCCTTCGAATAAAAAATATGTTGGTCAATGTGTTAAATTATTATCAAGTGGTAAAAAATGGGGATATTTAAGTAGATGGAAACAGCATATTAGAGATGCTACAAATGGTAAAGACTATTGTAGATTATTAAATAATGCTATTCGTAAATACAATCCTGAAAATTTTACTATTGAATTAATAATGAAATGTGATATAAAAGATTTAGATTATAATGAAAATCTTTATATTGAACAATTTAACACAATGACACCAAATGGTTATAATTTAACTTCAGGTAAAACAACATCAAGACAATCAGATGAAACAAAAGAATTACGAAGAGAAAGTATGATAGGTAAAAATTTAGGTAAAGTTTTGGATAAACGTCCAAGACAAAGACCTGAAGATTCAGAATTACCTAAATATCTTCGTTATTATAAAGATTCATCTGGTAAAGAAGGATATAGAATAAGTCATCATCCAAATTTAAAAGAAAAGTCATTTGTAAGTAAATATGCTTCTATGGAAGATAAATTACAATTGGCAATAGAATATTTGAATTCAGTTTAGGTAGATATAAGATGAAGGTTCAACGAGTAGACGGAAGTTGGGATTTAATGATGATATTAGCCATATCTGAAAATTCTTAAGGTGTACTCTACTCCTAATAGAGATATTAGGGCTAATGGTATGAAAATACCAGAGGCAAGATATTTACCTTAAAAATCTGTAGGGTAGAAAAATGTCGGGGAATATTGAAAAAATAAGATATTCATAAAACCCTTTATGGAGATTTCATGATGAAATCCCATTGATGTTAATCAGGGAAATTAATTGAATTAATTTGAAAACCCCTGGTGAGGAAATCAAATTGCTGGAAACTTCTAAAGCTTATTCTACTAAGTATTTATAGTGATATAAATATGGCCAAGATAAAACTTGGGTATAGTAAAAATGAATAAGATGAAATCTAATTTGTTAGATTGAAATGGACAATCAGCAGCCAAGCTTCTTTAAAAATTGAATAATTTTAAAATATTTTTATAAATACAAATGGAACAAAAAGAATGTACTGATTGTAAAGTTATAAAACCTCTTAATGAATATAGAAAGTACAATGATAGAGAAAATTCATATGCGAAAACATGTAAACAATGTTTAAATGAAAGGGATAAAATAAGAAAAAAAAATCTTAGACAAAAGAAAATAGAAATAGTTATGGTAAAATGTGAAAAATGCAAAGAAGAAAAAGCATTGAAAGATTTTGCTAAACTTAAAAAATTTTATAAAAATAAGATTTGTTTAACTTGTTATCCAAAGTTTTTAACTGAACAGAAAAATGAATGGTGTAGAAATGAAAAAAAATCTAATATTAATTATAGATTAAAAAAATCATTAGCTGCACGTTTAAGAACTGTTTTAATTAAAAATGATTCAACAATGAATTATATCGGTTGTAATATTCAATATTTAAGAGAATGGTTTGAATATAATTTTACAAAAGATATGAACTGGGATAATTACGGTTCATATTGGTCAATTGACCACATCTTACCTGTTTGTAAATTTGATTTAACAATTGGTGATGAAAAATTAAAATGTTGGAACTGGTCAAATATGATGCCAGTTACAGTAAAATACAATTCATCTAAAAAAGAAATTGATATAAATCAAATAGAAAATATAATAATAAAATTAGAAAAATTTAAAGAAGAAGGTTCAACGACTAAATGGTTTTCGGGAGATTTATTAACTATAGATTTTGCTAATCTAAAAATTAACAATTCTTCATAAGATATAGTCTACTCCTTATTGAAAAATAAGGTATTTGGGTAATGTACAGGTAACCCACAAATTACTTAAAAAAATTGAGTAGAAAAGTAGTCAGATATAACTATTAGGATATGTTATATAAAAATCTGTTGTAATTCCTATATTAGTCATTGAACCTTGCCAGTTTTATCCCTTGACTAATAATTCAGCTACTAGTGAATCTAATTTTAGATTTGCGACATTATCAAATTGCGGGAAACCCCTAAAGCTTAAAATACCAAGTTAATATTGAAAAATATTAATGGCCAAGAATAGAACTTGGGTATGGTAATAATTTTTAAGATAAAATTTAAACATAGTTTAGATTTAAATGGGCAATCCGCAGCCAAGTTCTAAGTTATAAAAAATGAATATTTAAACCCCCATTTAATTTTAATGGGAGTAATATATTGTCTAACTTCACCTTCTGGTAAAAAATATATTGGTTAAACAACAAGAGATTTTGATAAAAGATTTAAAGACCAAATATTTTACATCTAAGAAATTTACAGATGAAGAAAAATACAATATGTCATTAGAATATTTAAATTCTTATAATATGAATGCAGTTCAACGACTAAATGGTAATGGGTGAATTTAAACATAGTTTAAATTTGCTTAAGATATAGTCTAGTCCCCAGGTTAAATCCTGATAAATATACCGAAAGGTAGGGTGTAAACGTTTTCAAAGTCGTCTATAGACGTCACACTAACTTTGCTCTCGAAGCTATTGAACAGACCTTTAATGGAACTGTTGACTTCGGACGTAAAGTTTCTTGCACTGTTTCCCGAAACGGTGATCTTATTCACAAGGTCTACCTTCAAGTTGATCTCCCAGCTATGACTATGGCATCAGGAACTGCCTCATGGACTCGTAACATTGGGCACGTTTTAGTTGACTATGTTAACATTGAAATCGGTGGACAAGAAATTGACCGTCACTACGGTGACTGGCTCAATATCTGGAACGAACTTACCCAAACTGCTGAAAAGGAGGATGGTTATAACGTTATGATTGGTTCCACTGTTGCTCTCACTACCCCTGCTGCCGCTATTCCTGCCACCACTCTTTACATTCCTTTCCAGTTCTGGTTTTGTAGAAACCCTGGTCTTGCTCTTCCGCTTATTGCTCTACAATATCACGAAGTCAAGTTCAACATCTCTTTCCGTGCTGCATCTGAATGTTACATTACCTCCACTGGTAGTGCTCCATCATCTGGAGTCCCAAGCATCTCCAATGCTTCTCTCTACATTGACTACGTCTATCTAGACACCGATGAGCGTCGTCAATTTGCTCAAGTTCAACACGAATACCTAATTGAGCAACTCCAATTCACTGGAGCTGAATCTTACAGCAACTCTGCTGTCAAGTCAAAGCTTGCTCTTAACCACCCATGTAAAGAACTTGTCTGGGTTCTACAACTCAACTCAAACGTTGCTGCTAACAAGAACAGATGGGCTGATTACACCAACTCTGCCAACACCTCAGGAAAGGAATACGTTGGTGATGATTGTCTTGCATCTGCTAAACTCCAACTCAACGGACAAGATCGATTCTCAGTTCGTGATGCTACCTACTTTAACGTTGTTCAACCTTATCAACATCACACTCGATGCCCTGCCACCGGTATCTATGTGTACTCATTTGCTCTTAACCCTGAACAACATCAACCTTCTGGAACTGTCAACATGTCCCGAATTGACAATGCCACTCTTCTTCTAGACCTCACCACTGCAACTTCACCGGTCCAACTCCGAGTCTACGCTGTTAACTACAACGTTCTTAGAATCATGGCAGGCATTAAAGAATGTATTTACATTAACCTGTGCCTAACAGTCAGCTGCATAATAAGTTCTGCTATTACTTATTATGAAAAACAGTGTAAATTAGCAGGAAATCAATTCACTATGATTTCTATATAACTGGCTAGTGAGTAACTATGTTACTTGCAACAACTTCAAATTGACGGGAACGTCCTTAGAGCCTAAACTACCACTTTTATTTGGAAACATTTAAAAGGACCACGGTTAATAGCCGTACCCAATGGTAATAAAGTTTAGGATTGGATAATCCGCAGCCAAGCACCTAAAGTCGTTTTGATAGACTACGGTGAAGGTTCAGAGACTAAATGTAGTTGGGATGGAGGTGTTTAATCAACACCAATGAAATCTTAAGATATAGTCCGGCTCGCTATGAAAATGGCGGGGATGCTTAATACCCGGGGTGGGTTAGCATATAGTAATTAATTTAAACGTTTTCATAATTTTATTCGTTTAAAAATTGAATTTATGTTCATAATTGTATTTTATTATAACAACTATGAAGAATCAATATAAAATAATCAAATATAAAAATAAAGAATATATAGTTTCTAATACTGATAAAAATGAACCTTTTATTTTTGATAAAGAAAAATTAAAAGATTTATCAAATGTAAATTATTATATTCATAGTACAGGTTATGTTAGTTGTAGATTAAAATCTCATACTTATTTGCATCATCAATTAATTACAAATTATCAATTTAATGGAGAATTATACATTGACCATATTAATAGAATTACTAGTGATAATAGAACATCAAATTTAAGATTAATTTCTCAAACTGATCAAAATAAAAATCAATCAAAGAAAACAAGAAATGTAGTCTTACCATTATTTTGTAATGTTAACCCACAAGATATACCAACATTTATTTGGTATATAAAAGCTAACGGAAGTCATGGTGATAGATGGTGTGTTGAAATTAAAGGAAAATATACCTGGAAAACAACTTCAACAAAACAGTTAACCACAAAATGTAAATTTGAATTAGCTAAAAAACATTTAATAAATTTGATTGATTTACAACCAGAATTATTTATAGGTCATTGTATGAATGGTGATTTGTCAAGTATAGGAAAACAATTAGAAAAAGAATACATTGATATATTAAGATTAGCTGGATATGATTATAATAAAAATGATAATTTAAAAAATTATTTACAAAAAGATCTAAATGGATTAAATGATGAAGAAATTAAACTTATTAATGAATTTGAAGAAAATCTTATAAATCAAGAAATAGATATGATAATTCCTAAATATTGTTATTATATTAAATCAACTGATAAAAACGGAGATGGGTATTGTGTTACAAGATTACATCCTAAACAAAAAGATTCTGGTAAAGACTGGTTAACAACAAAAAGTAAAAAAGTTTCTACAAAAGAAAAATATAAACAAATGATTGAATATTTAAATGATAATGATTATAAACCAATAGAAGATATAATAATTAAAAAGATACAAAAAGAACATAAACAAATAAAACCTGAAGACAAATTTAATTTACTTAATCAAGAACAATTAATCAATATTATAAAAATGAAAAATCAATATAAAACTACACAAGAAGTAACAGATTATATTAAAGAAAATTTTAATATTTATATTAATAGAAATTTTATTAGTAAATTATGGTTAGGCGAAGATTTAAAATTATCTCAAAATATTTTAAATTCACAAGAATATAAAGATATGAAATTAAATTCTAAACAAAAAACTGTAAAACCTAAAAAATTTAATAAAGAAGAAATTGATTGGATTCTCAAGTTTAATTTAGATAAAAGTTTAGGTGAACGTGTAATTTTATTTCAAAAACAATTTAATAAAACTATAACAAAAGCTTATTTATGTAAATTAAAAGATGAAAAACATGTTTAAAATTGAAAATAAATTGATTTTAAAATATATATAAGATATTAATGGGGGCTCGTTGCTATATATTATCTCAAACTGAATATTCTAATATTTTAGGTATTTTTACAAATGTCAGACAATGTAGAAAGTACATTAGTACATTAGCTAATCAAGAAAATATTCTTTTACATGAAATCAGATTAAATGAACCGGAAAAAGGAAGAATTGATATGACTAAATTACTTACAATTAAAGAAGCAGACCTTAAAAATATGGAAAAACAACGAGGGGTTTCGCCCCCTAATAACGTCATCGTTGAAGGTATTTCAAAATAAAATTCATTTTAGTTTTCCCAATCTATCTAAGAACAATAATTGACAACTACAAAATCAAATTTTATTAAATTAATTATAAATTGTATAATTAATCCAAAATCTTTTTAGTTTAATTTTTTGCTGAATTCCAAAAAAATAAAATATTTATTAAATAATATAAACAAAACATGGCTGGTCGCAAAAGTTATAAGAAATCACCTCGTTCACCTAAAGCTCGCTCTGTAAAACGTTCAACTAAGCGTTCTCAACCTAAGCGTAAGTCTCAAAAGAAGGCTAAATCAGCTGCGTCATCATCTGAATCATCTGCGCCCGCCCCTAAACGTAGACGTTCGCCAAAGAAGTCTAAGGCTCCAAAGAAGAGCAAGAAGAGCAAGCGTTCTGCCCCCCGCAAATCCCGCAAGAGCAAGAAGAGCAAGAAGAGCAAGAAGAGCAAGCGTTCTGCCCCTCGCAAGTCCCGTAAGAGCAAGAAATCTAGAAAGTCAAAGAAATCTGGACGTAAGTCACGAAAGTCAAAGAAATCTAGAAAGTCCAAGAAATCAAAGAAATCAAAGAAATCTAGAAAGTCAAAGAAATCTGGACGTAAGTCACGAAAGTCAAAGAAGTCAAAGAAATC